TATTTGTAAGGTTCCTGGGAGAAATCATCCAGAGGGAGAGTTCCGGGAAGCATGATGGAATCTGGGGAGATGAGGGGAAAAGTTATGGGATCGCGCAGTTTCAGGAAAAGACATTTTACTGGTTAGCCGAAAAAGCGGGTTTGCAAGACCCGGACTGGAAAGACGAATCGCAACAGATAGCCTTGCTTGCCTGGGCCGTGAAAAACGGCCACGGCAGTCTTTGGACGGCAGTTAGGCAAATGGAAAAAGAGATAGAGGATTTTTTGAAGGAGGCACAATAAAGAATGGAAAGAGAATGTGGCCACAAGCATGAGCAATCGAACCCGGGCATTTGCCCTTGGTGCCGGATAGACAGGTTAGAGAAAGATATCTCAAGATTAAGAGGCCCGAATGCAAGGGAGCACAAACCCGGGATCAAGGTCTTCGAAGGTTACATGGCCAGGCTGTTCATCGAGGCGGTAAAGCTGGCACGCAGGCAGACTGTGACTTGGAAGGCCGACAGGGCGGACAAAAACGGCGGATACAAGACTGAGACCCTGGAAGAAGTAATACTCTCATCGGACATCGCCAGGGAGCTCTCTGCCACGCAATACACTCGGTTTGGGGACCTCAAGTACTGGGATCTCTTATATCAACGGCCGGAATGGTGGCACCAGGGAATCTATGTCCTGACCAGGACGGCAAAGAAGTTCCTCTCTGAAAACGTGACGGTGAGCCGGGAGGCGACCATTAAAGAAGGGCAGGTGGTCCACAATTCGGATGAGCAGATATCCCTCCGACAAGCCCTGGGTAAAGATTGGAATGGTATCGCCAATTGGATATCCGAATGGCGCAGTGGGCATCCGGAGGCCGGACCGGTAGGGGTTCAGATGGGGCTGGAGCTGGGAGTATAATGAAAAAATTCTGCTGCACCAGGACAGGTTGCAGGTTCAATAAAAAAGGATATTGTCAACATCGTAATCCAGAGAGGGAAAAAGAAGGTAAGTTTTGTTGTTTTAGTTTTGAGCCAGAAGGGAGGAGGTGAGGTGAGATGTTAGTTCGCTCTATTATCGTTATTGTTCTTCAGGTATTAACAATCTGGGTGTTGTGGGTTTTAGTAGGCCAAATTCAGGAACTCTTAGATAGAGATGAAAAAAGAAGGAGGTGAGATAAGAAATGTATGTTATAGCCACTGACGAAAAAGGAGGGGATAGAACCTTCTTTTTAGTGGATAGACAAAAGACGAAAGAATTTTGGTGGTCGCCCAGCTTAAAGCTCGCAATGAAATTCTACAAAAAGTCCGCAGCCGAATATTCTATAAAAAAATTGCGATATAACAACCCGAGGATAATGACTGTAGAGGAAGCTAAAAATTCCCTGCAATTTGCGGACTTATCAGAAGGGAATGGAAATTGGTAGAGGAGGGGTAATGGAATTAAAAGAAAAAATCGAGAAAGCACAGAATTTGGCTGAAATGAACGAGTTAAGAGTAGAAGTCGTGCAAGCTCGTAGCAATGAAATCCTTTTAATGTGGCAAAAGAAATATTGGGCGATGAGAAGATGTCCAACTTGCGGTAAAGAAAGTTAGATAAGGGTGAAGGAGGGGAAGTGATATGCCATTAAAAAAATCTCACGGCAATATGTATGATTGGGTGACTCATGTGCACAGCCATCTGGGCGGGGAATGTCCGCATCGATGTTATTATTGCTATGTCCAAAGAAATCCCCGGGGAGTTAGTGGAAGGTATCAGGGCGAAGTAAGGTTTATTAGAGAGGAGTTAGGGGTTAATTATGGAGCAGGAAGAATTATTTTTATTGAGCATATGAACGATATGTTTGCAGAGGGCATTAAGGAAGAATGGATAAAGGACATTTTTCGCCATTGCAATCAATATGAGAATACTTATGTTTTTCAGACCAAAAATCCCGGAAGGGCCCATCAGTTCATAGATTATTTCCCTGAGAGATTTCTGATAGGCACTACAATAGAAACTAATCGGGATGTGAAGGAGAGCAAAGCCCCTCGCCCTGTAGATAGGTATTTGGGCATTAGAAAATTCTTAGAACTTGATTCTTATAGAGATAATGCCGATATTTTTATCACCATTGAGCCGATAATGGATTTTGATGTTGGTATTCTATCTAATTGGATAATAGAAGCTGGCCCCTCATTTGTGAATATCGGAGCTGATTCCAAGAATACTGGCTTAAATGAGCCACCACCCGACAAGGTAAAACACCTGATTAGTCTCTTGAATGGAAGGGGTATAGCGATCAAGAAAAAGATGAATTTACAACGATTATGGCGGGAGTTCCCGGAATGAAATGTATAGTTACTGACTACTCAGGCAGAGCAATGGAATGGGTCGAGGGAGAAAATCGGTTTTATTTTATTTGGCCATCACCTTTGATATATCGGCAAAAAGGGTTCAAGTATCAAATGGAAGACGAGCCTCGCCCTGTTACTATTTTCAATTCGCCTGAAGAAGCACTCAAGTATATTAAGAGATCGAACACACAAATGAAGTTAAACGGAGGGTTTGAGGATTTTCCTTATAGGATAGTTATGGTTCAGGAATTAAGGAGGTGAGGTAAGATGATGGAGTTTTTGGAATTTTGCTGGACGAATGCCTGGAGGGTAGTTATCTTGCTGTATATCGGGGCGAGCATCGGGGGAGTTCTGTGTTATGTTATTGCAAGCATGTATGCCGATGGCAGGATGGCGGACATGTTCGCGGACCTGGACAACCCGGCGCAGGTGAGCAGGAGGATAGAGGAGAGGGAACAATGACTTCATACACCAGGGGGCGGGACTTTGAATATAGGATAGTGAACGGATTCCGGGCCAAGGGTATCTATGCCACGCGCACAGCAGGGTCGCATGGCATATTCGATGTGATAGCGATTGATATTAAGGAAAGGAAGATATACCTCAAGCAGGCGAAGAAGGATTACATAATGCCAAAGGACCGCAAGAGGATCCTGAAAGCGATCCGGCAATTTAACGGGACATATATCGTCGAGGCAAACTTGGAGGTAAAATATAAAGGGAAAAGGGAGGTGATCAGGTAAGAAAAAATTGAAGGGGTAACCGGGGGGCAGTTTTGGAGAGAAGCTGTCCCCCTAATAAAACAGGGTGGCGACCCCAAACAAATTTACTAATTCAAAAAGAATTTGTCAAGGAGATTTATGGGGAAGCCTGAAAATGATTGGGAGAAAGAATTGTTGCGGGTAGCCAAGGAAGTCGTTGAACATGGATGGGGAGAAGTCAGGATGATAGTCACCACGGCGATAGGCAAAGACATACCACAAATCACAATATCGGACACGACCACTACGAGGCTTGAAAAGGAGATTCCGAAAAAAAAGTATTGACAAAATCAATATAGCAGATTAAACTATTAGTGACAATCGAATATTGAAGCCCTGTCCTGTTTATACCGGGGGCTTGCCTTAATTCAGTAATGCTGAATTGGGGTGAGCCCCTTTTTTTTATGCCACAAATAGGAGGAGATTATTGTCCATCGATGACAAAGTGATCGAATCCCTATCGAAGAAGACGAACCTGCCGAAGGAAACCCTGCGCAAACTGTTCGACTATTGTGAGAAGAATAAGCTCCTATGGACCAGCCTCAATGAGCCCTGGCGATATCCGGCCATGGGTGATGACCAGAGATCCTGCCCAATGTTACAAGCCATGTTCGGCATAGAACACAATAAGGGCATAATTATATTTATCCCATACCACAAGGAGGAAATACGAGAATGAGAAAAATCTTATTTGTAGCCATATTGATCGGGCTGCTTTGGCTGTCCGGCGATAATGCTATAGGAGCATCCGGCAATGAAGTGGAATGGCAGGTGATCACGTCCACCGGCGTGACCCCGATCACGTTCTCCAGGATCACAACGGAGATTTATGTGGCCATGATATCAACAGGCACCGTTGGTTATGCGAACTGGATCTCGACGACTCCGGCATCGACGAACTTCTACCTTTACCGGGTAGATGCAAGCAGGCCAGTGGTGGAGCATACGGAGGAAGTTCAATCGAGCAATATGTCCATCGATGCGGGAGCAACCCCGCCGGTCCACATCAGGGTTCAATGGAAATACTGGAGGCAGTAGAGGTACAAATATACCGCAGGTATAAATGTACCTGAGGTACAAATGTACCTGGAGGAACCATGCAGGTAAAACAGGTTGACATCAAGAAACTAAAATTCTCCGAATACAATCCCCGGACCATAACAAAGAGGCAGTTCGAAGCCCTCAAGCGTTCGATCAAGGAATTTGGGATCGTGGAGCCGGTGGTAGTCAATAAGGATTACCAGGTAATCGGTGGCCACATGAGAATAAGGGCTTGCCAGGATCTGAAAATAGGGAAAATCGAGGCCGTTATCATTACCCTGGATAAAAATAGGCAGAAGCTTCTGAATCTGGCCTTGAATAAAATCTCAGGGGATTGGGATGAGCAGAAACTGGCAGAACTGGTATATGGACTTAATGCAATACCGGATATTGACCTGGCTGTTTCTGGATTCGATTCAAAAGAGATCTCGAACCTTCTAAGTGATGTGATGATGGATATCCCCGAAACATTTGACCTGGCTAAAGAACTCAAAAAGATAAAGATCACCAAGTTCAAAATCAGGAAAGGGGATATCTACCAATTAGGGAATCACCGGTTGATGTGTGGCAGTTGTACCGACGAGAAAGCAATGGTCAAGCTAATGGATGGCAAGAAAGCAGCTCTGTGTCTCACTGACCCGCCTTATCAACTCGCCTATTTACAGAAAAATTACAAAGGCAAAGCAGCTACGCAGGGATTCGGTTATAGGACTAATCGGAAATATATGGAAACAGACAAAGCTCCGGGCTTTGAGGAGTGGATTCCTTTGGTGAATCGGTTCACCAGGCCAGATGCTAACATCTTGGTCTACGAGAATTGGAAGAATGTCCGGTCGCTTTGGAACGAGCTGGAGAAATACTGGGAAATTAAGAATATGATAATTTGGCACTTACCGAATCGTCGTCAAGGTTTTGGCGCAAGGCATATGTTTTTTAGCAAGTATGATATCGCTTTATTAGGAAGTAAAGAGCAAAAAATAGACTTCAATTTGAAAGACGAAGGTGAACTCCAGAATGAATATGAGATAGCTCTATACGCAATTAAAGGGAAGCCATATTGGGAGAGCTACAGAAAAGGGAAAAAAATACAGCCGACTGACTTCATGGAATTTAGGGCTTCGGACGAAAAGCAAACAGGCCAAAACGTAATTTTTGGCACAAAGCCCGTCGAGATCCTGATTCCTTATGTTAAGGTGCTGACGGAGCAAGGAGATATTGTGTTAGAACCTTTTTGTGGTTCGGGATCAATGATGATAACTTGCGAGAAACTTAACAGGATATGTTATGCAGCGGAATTAGTCCCTATCTATTGTGAAGTGATCATCAGGAGATGGGAAAGATTGACGGGAAAGAAGGCCAGGAGACTTAATTGAAGACGAAGAAGAAGCAAAAGAAGAAATCTTACAAACCTTACAAATTTGACAGTAATAAAAAGAGAGCCTGGCTCGATGCTTATGGGAAGACTTATAATATCTCCTCGTCTTGCACAGCAGTAAGAATAAGCAGGCAAACGTTTTATGAGGCTGTCGATAAAGACCCAAAATTCAAGGAACGATATAAACAGGCAGAAGAAATACTTGTTGATGCAGTTGAAAGTAAATTATATTCCGAAGCGATTCACGAAGGAGCCCTGGGAGCCTTGATTTTTATCCTGTGCAACCGTAGGTCAGACAGATGGCGGAATGTTCAAAGGCAGCCAGCCCCTGAAGGTCCAGGGTTCACTTTTACTCAGATAATTCAGGTAGTCAATGGCAAAGACAATAATAGACAACCAGAAATTAAAACAAGCTCGAGGCTTAGTAGAGAACTGTTCTGACCCAGTATTCTATTCAAGAAGGGTATTAGGTTCGGTTCTTTGGAAAAAACAACAGGAGATCCTGCGATCAGTTAGAGACCATAAATATACGGGCGTGAGGAGCTGCTATGGAGCTGGGAAGACGCGAGCAGCTGCAGAGGCAGCCTTGTGGTTCTTAACAACGCATCAGCCGAGCAAAGTAATAACGCTCGCGCCGACCTGGATCCAAGTGGAAAAGATCCTTTGGACCGAAATAGCGAAATGCTACCACAAAGCCAAGGTGCCTTTGGGCGGCCGACTGCTAACAACCGAGCTCAAGGTCGACGATGACTGGTTCGCCATGGGATTATCGCCCAGGATAGATGTTGACAAAGAGGCCGAGCGGTTCCAGGGATTCCACGCTCCCTATGTGCTGGTGATCATAGATGAGGCAGCCGGAGTCGTGAGCAAGCTCTGGCAAGCAGCGAAAGGACTGATACTAAATGATAACTGCCGGCTGTTGACTATTGGTAATCCGGGAAGCCCGGTGGGCGATTTCTTTAACTGCTTTAAGGACCCGCTATGGCACAAGATCCATATCCCCGCGAGCATCACGCCAAATGTCGTGACCGGCAAGGAAGTCATCCCCGGGCTGGTGACCAGGGAATGGATCGAGGACCGAAGGAAGGATTGGGGAGAGAATAACCCATTATATATCAGCAAAGTCGATGCGGAGTTCCCAGAGGAAGCGGAAGATATCCTGATTCTGCTCTCCTGGGTGGAGGCGGCCAAGAATGCCACCTTGGAAGCAATTGGGGCCAAAGGCCTCGGCGTAGATGTGGCCAGGTTCGGAATCGATTGGACAGTACTCACGGCGATCCATGGCCCAAAGGTGTTGGAGAGCCAGGCATTCCAGGGCAAGGACACAATGGAGACAGTTGGGCGGACCATAAGGATGATGAATAGGTATGATATTCCAGCACATAGCACATGTATCGATGACGTTGGTGTAGGTGGCGGAGTCACAGACCGGTTGCATGAGGAAGGACACATGGTCCAGCCCGTAAATGCAGGGGCCAGGCCAGAGGACCCGGGTCTTTTCTTCAACTTATCGGCAGAGATGCATTGGGTGATGCGCAAGTTGTTTGAGACAGGCAATATCGATATCCCGGACAATGAACAGCTTATATCCCAGCTAACAGGGAGAAAATACAGTATGACGAGCAAAGGACAGATAAAACTGGAGAGCAAAGAAGAAATGAAAAAGCGCGGACTTAAAAGTCCCGACCATGCCGACAGCCTGGCGCTGGCGATCCATGGCCGGAAATTCCACGCCGCAGGTGAAGGCGGACCAAGAGTGACGGTGATAGAATGCGAATAATAGACAGGGTATTGAATATCTTTGGATACCAGAAGGCCGCAGGCAGAATATTCAGGCCGGATATGACCTGGGGATCCTACGGATTTATGGGTAAGCCCACTCCTCAGAATTATCAGAAGTATCTACAGCAATATGCGGATGCGGGCTGGGTCTACAGTTGTGTCTATCGGATAGCGACTAAGGGAGCAGGCGTTCCCCTCAAACTCTACCGTAAGCGGAAAGATAAGGGCCAGGTGGTAATGGATGAGGTGACCGAGCATCCACTTCTTCATCTGCTCGAGACAGTTAATCCCTTCATGAGTGGTTATGACCTCAAGGAAGCTACCCTCACGTATGAGGAACTCGCCGGCAATGCTTACTGGCTTCTGGATATGTTCGTGGGTGACAGACCTACCGAGATTTATCCCCTCAATCCATACAAAGTCAGGATCATTCCCAGCAAAGAGGAGCTCGTCGCCAAATACAAATATCATATAGGCGGTGGTCAGTGGATAGACCTTGAGAAGTCGACTGTTCTCCATTTCAAATACTTCAACCCTGTAGATGACTACTACGGGCTTTCACCTTTATCAGCGGCACGGATATCTGTTGACACGCAAACCTTCGCAGATCAGTATAACCGCAATTTCTTCATCAACAGCGCAGAGCCCAGGGGCGCCTTGGTAGCTGCTGGGGAATTGACTGAGCCGCAGAGGGATAGGATTGTTGCCGGCTGGCAATCCATGCACAGAGGAGTGGCTAATGCTCATAAGACAGCACTTTTCGAGGGCGAGGTAAAGTGGGAACCCATCGGCATCAATCAGAAGGATATGGAGTTCATTAAAAGTAAAAAGATGACCCGGGAGGATATCCTCGGGGCTTTCGGTGTGCCTCCGGCCCTTGTGGGGATCTTCGAATATGCGAACTATGCTAACAGCAAAGAGCAGAGGCAGATATTCTGGAAAGACACAATGATCCCGAAGCTCCTCAAGATGGCAAGCGTTATAAACTCCTTCCTGGTCCAGCCATATGACCCGGACTTGCTCTGCGCCTTTGACCTTACAGGCATCGAGGCCTTGCAGGCTGACGAGATAGCCCGGGCAGAAGTGGATGCGATATTGGTCAAGAGTGGGATCAAGATGATCAATCAGGCCAGGGAAGATAGGAAGTGGCCACCGGTTAAATGGGGAGATACCTGGTATGCGCCGATGAACCTGATGCCGATATTGAGCCCCAAGTCCCAGCAGGAGGCCGAGAAGCCGAAAGCAGGATCCACCGGCGAGCCACAGAAGGAAAAAGCGACGGACAAAACGGGCGAACCAGAGGTCTTATCCGACGAGGACAGGGCAAAGGCCATCCGGGATAAAATATGGGCTTATTTCAAGCGTTCTACGGAATCCTGGGAGCGGAAGTTCAAACCGATCCTGCGGAGGATCTTCACGGACCAAGAGAAAGAGGTCATCAGGAATTTGAGGGACAGCGGCTGGAAGGCCAATCCGATGGCCAGGACCCTCCCGGAATTTGATTATACAGGCAAGGACAGGATAAGTGTGCTGCTGTTCTCGATGAAGGAAGCAAACAGAATCATGAGGAATGGTGGAACGCCCATAATCAGCGGGGCACTGGAGGACCACGCAAAATTTGAGGTAGACCGGCTTGGATTAGGGATTGAGTTCGATGTAAATAGACCGGTAGTTCAATCATGGATAAACGCAAAAGTTTCCGTATTTGCTAAAAATGTAAATAATAATACAGCCGATAATTTACGAAGAACATTAAAACAATCGATGGAAGCAGGCGAAGGAATTAAGGAAGCAGAGAAACGAATTGAAAAAGTCTATGATATGGCCAGGGGATACAGGACTGAACGGATAGCCAGGACTGAAATAATCTCGGCCCACAACAATGGGGCCATGCAGGCCTATGAGCAATCGGAAGTAGTTGAGAAGAAGGAATGGATCAGTTCTCGGGATGGGGAAGTGCGGGATAGTCACCAGATCGACGGGGAAGAGGTAGATCTTGATCAGCCATTCTCGAATGGGCTGATGTACCCAGGGGACCCGGCAGGAGCAGCAGGGGACGTGATAAACTGCCGGTGCACGTTCTCCGGGGTAATCAAAAGGGAATAAAAGAGGAGGAAAAAGACATGAAGTTGATAACACAAGAATTGAGGCTTAAGGATCTTTATCCTGAAAAGGCTAAAGAGATAGCAAAAAAGCAAGGCATAAAAACAGACGATGTCCCATTCATAAGGAAGGGGATAACGCCAGGAGACCTGCAATTCGAAGACGGAGAACGAGCGGTCATAAGCTACATAAATACTGGAGTTAAGGATAGGGATAATGAAATCGTCGAGCCTGCTGGTGCAATTCTGGAAGATTATCGGAAACACCCAGTGGTTTTATTTGCTCACAGATACCATGAATTACCGATTGGCAAGAACGAATGGATTAAGTCAGATGAGAAGGGGCTCGTCGCAAAGACAATATATGCGAAGCATGAAGAAGCGGACAAAATCTACAATTATCGGAAAGACGGATTCCCGCTTGCTGAATCAATCGGGTTCGTGCCTTTTGAGTGGGAAGATTATGAGGGAAAAGATGGCAATCCTCCTAAAGATGGTGTTAGGCGTAGATATACAAAATGGCTACTGCTTGAATATTCGGATGTCCCTGTACCATCTAATCCTGAAGCTCTCCAGGTAGCCATTTCAAAGGGATTGATTAAGGAAGATGAGGTAAAACATTTCAACCTTTCATTCGAGAAAAGTGATGAAACTATAGTTAAAAAATTCGCCCTTGTGGAACCCGATGAGGATTACGGGCTCCAGGATCCAGAGCATTACAAAGGAGCCATCCCATTCAAGGCAACGGGCAAGGAACCGGAAGATGCAGCATGGGATGCCGGCAAGGAAGTGAAAGAAGCGGAAGTCGCGGACCTCAAGATTATGTGTGCCTGGGTGAACAGCGACGAGCCGGACATGAAGACTTCCTATAAGCTCCCGCATCACAGGGCGAAGGGACACAATGCAGTCTGGCGGGCAGTAGCAGCAGCCATGGCAGCACTACTCGGGGCCCGGGGAGGCGTGAGGATCCCTGCAGAGGACAGGCAAGGGGTCTACAATCATCTGGCCAAACACTATAAGCAGTTCGATAAGGAGCCGCCAGAGTTTAAGGAATATGATGAGCCAGAGCTGCGCGAGATGTTCGAGGACGTTTGGTTCGAGGAGCTGGGCGACATAGTCACTATGGAAATGGAGCTCGGCGAAATAGATGAGAAATCGGGCAGGGTGCTTTCGGAGAAGAATCGGACGCTCGTCAAGAAATGCGCGGACCTGTTGCTGGAATTGTATAACGCATCCGAGCCAGCAGAAGAAGGAGACAAGGAATTAACAGAGAAGGAAAAGAAAGCTATCTCAGGGATTGGCAAAGAACTTGCCAAGATCACTGAGTCAATAAAAGGAGGGAAAGACAATGACGTATGAAGAATTACTTAAGCAAGTCGCTGCCCTGCGTGAGATTCTCGAGGCGAGATTCTCGCCAGAGAAGCAGGCAGAGGAAAAGAAGAAGCACTTTGATGAGGTAATGGCAGTAGTCCATCCTCCAAAGAGGACAATGCGCTTCGGACCTTCGAAAGAAAGCTCAGAGGGCAAGTCTATCGATAAGCTGATCGAGGAAGGCAAGATGCCGGAGAATGGTGTCTTCCTTGGCCAGGTCCTTCGGGCGGTGGCACACAGTGACCACCAATTCCTTGTAGAGGCAGGAATGAAGACAATTATGAGTGAAGGGACTCCCGCTCAGGGTGGATATCTCGTCCCGGAGGAATATGCCAACGAGATAATCAGGTTGGAGCAGGATGAGTCAATCCTGCGCCGGCTCGCCAGAACCTTCCCGATGGGCAGGCTTACCCGTAGGGTACCAAGGCAACTCACCAATGTATCGGTGACATGGACTGATGAGGCAACAACTAAGACCGAAACCAAGCCGACATTCGGACAATTA